ATCTAATCGATTGACAGATTATCGAATGTGTGGCGTGTGGGTAAGTCTTACCGGGGTCACGTTTTTGCGATTTACAGAATTATGAATGCTGTCAATTCCTTTATTGACGGCATTTTCAGCGCTTTAGAGTATCAATTATTTCAATGAAAATTCGTAGTTGAAATGTAGTTGTTAATCATTCGTAGCTAATTCGTAGTCCAAAAATGGCAAATATTAAAGTTTACCTCGATCCTAAAAAAGTGAAGAAAAGTGGCGAAGCCAGTATCTTCATCACTGTTAACCTCAATTACAAAAAGCTTTTCTTTTTTACGGGAGTAAGTTGCATCCCTGATAAGTTTGATTTGGATAATAGCCGAATCAAGGGTGCATCAAAAAAAGTGAAGGATGATAACCTGATCATAGATCGTTGTGTGGCATCGCTAAATGATATATTCGTCAGGTACCGATTACAGAATATAGAGATCACACCCGACTTGCTGAAGCGTGAGTGGAAGAACCCTGCCAGAAGAATAGATTTCTATGCATTCTTTGAAGAGTCGATTAAAGAGCGTAAAAACGACATTGAAGCGTCGACTATTTCGCAACATAAATCGAGCATCGCCAAGCTGAAGGAGTTTAAACCTAAACTTTCGTTTACCGAGATTGATCACGAATTGATTGAGCAGTACCGGCGTTGGCTAAAAATCAAAAAAGGCAACGATATTAATACAATTTATACCGCACTTAAAAACTTCAAAACATATGTCAACATTGCAAAGCGAAAAGGAGTGATCGAAGTATCTCCGTTTAACCAATACTCAATCAAAAGCGCGAAAACAGATCGCACATTCCTGAACGAACAGGAGCTTGAGAGTGTTTGGAAGCTTTACTTAAAAAGCTATTGTACCGGAAGCGATCAGTTGATACTTCGTCATTTTCTTTTCATGTGCTTTACTGGAATTCGAATTTCAGATTTTAAAGCCCTTACAGGAGATAATATCATTTCCGACATCCTGGTATATAATCCAATAAAAACCCGCAATTCAAATAAAATCACGGTCAAGGTACCGCTGAACTCCTATGCCTTTAGACTGATATCCGACGAAGGATCGAAAACAAAGAAACTGTTCAATCACCTGAGCGAACAAAAAATGAATGTAAGAATTAAAGAAATCGTCAAAGTAGTTAATATCAGGAAAGAAATCAGCAATCATTGCGCCAGGCATACCTTTGCGACGATCTGGATCAATAAAACAAAGGATGTGGCCGGACTTCAGAAGTTGCTAGGACATAGTGATATATCAATGACAATGATCTATGTACATATTACAGATCAGATGGTCAACGAACAAATGCAAAACTTTGATTCTTCCATGTTCTGTAAAAACATTACGCAGGTGGATCCGAAAGATAAACTGATAGCTGAATTGAAATCTGAATTGGCAGAGCTGAAGAAACAGTTTAAATACTTACCCATTATTAAAAACAAAAACCCCCGGACAGCACGTGCCCAGGGGTAAAATTAAACCAATAAATTACTTACCTAAAAAAACTAAAATGTTTGTTCCTTGGTCGGACGATTCAAATTTTCTGATTTTTCCCTGCAGGGGAAAGGACAGATTTAATCCAGGGAAATACTTTCGACCGCTTCAGGTAAATGAATGCACCTGCACAGATTGCCATAATCCCAAAAATCCAACCCCACTGAATAGGAACTGTTTTTTTATCAACTTCCTTTTTCACGACCTCGCTTTTTGAATCCGTTTTGGTTGCAGTTTGTGAATTGTCAGCCTTAATCGTTTCAATTTTACCTTTATCGATCTCCTTCTTTTTTGTCACCTTAACTGTTACCGATTTAATTACCTGATCGACTGCTGTTGATGTTCCTATTTCTGAAGGCGCAAAATATTCTGTTGTAGTAATTACAGTTTCTTCGTCAGTAGCTTTATCATTGTTGATCTTTGTTTCTTCCTTAACGTCGGATTTATGAACTACCTCGGTTTTATTCGAAACTACAGCTGAAGATTCAGCAATTTTTTTTGTTGACCGGCAACCAACTGCCAGAAATACGATCAGGAGTAATAAGTTAAGTGCTTTCATTTTCTTTAATTATTGGTGTTGAATTAAGTATCATTTCGTTCTTATCGGCGCTCGATTTTGAAGACCCAAAGAAGAACCCGACTACTGTAATAAATGCGCCGATCAGAGCGCCTACAATCATATTCACCTCAGTCTTGTATTCGCCAGACTGGATCATAAAAACCAAGGTGATGAAGAATCCGGCTATGACAACCGTAGCCAGGAGATACATGTAAATTTCTTTTGCGGTTTTCATTTCAGTGCCCTCCTTACCCAACCCTTTAAGTATTTCAATTGAGTTGGTTTTTTGTCAACAATGTCGCAATAGTGGTCTATTTTATTAAGCGCAAACTCAGCAACAAATAATCTTTCATCGAATGAGTTGAGAGCCTTTAATGTGTTATTCCCATTCTTTCCATCCACATAAGAACCCACTGTTTTCTGAGCAAGTTCCATAGAAGTATTTGATCCTGCATTTACCCCAAAATCAAAAATGGAATTGGCAATTTTCTGTGAAGTAATCTGGTCTCCTAAAATTGGATTCCAGAAGTTGATCAGGTAAAATGATTGAACTAGGTTCTGAAGTTCAGCATTGGTCGCCATTTCCTTGGCCGAAGCTAATCGGTCAACAATTTTCCATCCTGCCCATTTGGGCCAATTGTTTTCTGAAATGCCCAATATAGTCCTGCCACCTGCGTCATCCGGATCGTTGGAATAAAGCCCTTCATTCAGGATTACTTTTTGAAATGCTTCAATGAAGTTTGCCATGATTATTTGTTATTTAAACTGTTTTGAAAAGCGCTTTCGGTACCGAGTTCGTTGATTGCTTTCTTGCTGTTTTGTATTTCCGCCTTATTCTCTTTTGAAACTTCCTTCACTTTCTGTACCTCCTGTTCGATGGCTGTATCTTTTTGGAATAGATCCCTGAAATTTGAGGCTGTTGTAATTGCACCGGCTACCGAAATGCAAGCAATCACAATTCCGGTAATAGCCAGCGGTTTCCAAAATTTATAAATGGCTGCATAATTTGACATCGGCTCGTTGTGAGGGCAGTTTAAAACGTGCACATTTTCAGCCATCTGGAGCGTTCTGATTTCGGCATCATGCTTTCGAACCGTTCCGTTTGTTTTCGTGGTCTGTTCTTTAATGGCAGACAGTTCCGTGGTTATAACATTAAATTTTCCATCAATTTGAGCCGTATGGATAGCCAATAAATCGTTTATTGTCTGCCTGATTGAGTTAATGTCCTTTTCGGTCATGGGAGCGTTTTTATTTCAAACTTAACCCCATAACCTACTTAACGAAAGGACAAAAAAAGCGACCGGAGCCGCTTTTTTGAAGTTTAATGCCGGAAGAAATTGTCTCCGGCGATTTGCCTTGCTTTATCTTCATCCGATGTCCGGATATACCTGAAAAAGCTTTTCTCTGTTGTGTGGCCAGTCAGTGCCATAATCTCATAGGTTTTGATTCTGCCAGTTTGATATAGATTAGTCGCTGCGCTGCGCCGGGCAGTATGGCTGCTAATCATCTCCCACAACTGTTTTGTTTCGGTGACCAATTTTCCACCTTTTGTGTAGTGGAAAACTACCTCTTCAATGAAACCTACTCGTTGACAAATCTTTTTGATGTAGCGGTTAAAATGTTGGATGCTGAGCCCAGGCGACACTTCACCGTCGTACTTCGTGTAAATTTCACGCACGTATTTGTGCAGCGGAATGGTTACTTTCTTGCCTGTTTTCTTCGTGATTTTGACAATGTAATCTTTCGTGAAGTTCTCCCGGGTTAATGTTGAATAATCGGAATATCGCAATGCGGTAAGGCATCCAACAATGAACAGATCGCGGATACGTTCCTGTTTTTTAGTTAGTCCTTTAAAGTAATAAATCCGGGTGATTTCGTTCATCGATAAATAGACCGTAAAAACTTCTTCCGGATCAACCGTTACATCGTCGTAACTGGAATCAACCGCATAGCCATACTTCGCCGCTTTGGCAACCATCGCCTTCGCGAGAGAAAGTAAGGTGATGATGTACGTTTGTCTCAGGTCCTTTTCCTGCAAATACAGAATAAAGTCGTCCATAAAATCTTCACCAACGCTGTTGGTGAAAATATCAGCTTCATACTCTTCCGAAAATCCATTTAAATGATGGATAAGCGTACGATACGCTTTTCGGTAACTTTCACCCATGCGCTTTGCTTTTCGCTCCACTGTTTGAGTGATAAACTCTGTAAATAAAACTCCGGTTTTCGGTTCCGACTGGATCAGTCGATTGATGTAGTCACGTTTGCCGTTGGCGTTGTGGACTAATTTTAAAGCAGTATTCATTTCGTAATTCCTCCATAAAGAAATAGCCCCAAGTGTGGAGCGGCTTACGAAGGCCGTCAGGCACGAATGCCCGAACACTCAAGGCTACGCCTCAAATGTAATTAATAATTATTTATTTGGAAAGCTTCGTAATTTCTCCAAGTCTAAAATACAAAAAACCACTCAATTTATTGCTAAACTGAGTGGTTTTTATTTTATCTTTTTGTTTCAAATAGTCCTAAAGTCGTGTTAAGTTGTTGGAATGCTAATCACTAAATCACTCCACTGTTTCGGGGTTGTTTGGTCAACGGCTACCAGCGTAATCACATCACCATTCATTTCTGCGGCTGATAATTCGACTAATACCAAAACACTTCCAACAGGTGAAATAGATGGAATCGTAGCAAGATTTGTCAACCCTGCGCCATCAATATCAACTTTAAAATCACCAGCGGCAATGGTTGGTGAAACTTTAAAATTGCCAGGATTTGTGAAGTCTTCAAGAGAAACCCTAATCTTAAATTCCTCATTCTTTGTAGGTGGATTATAAGGTGCTGTCATAATTATGATTTTTAATTTTGATTAAATTCCTAAAATGTAATTTGCCCGTGGAGTATCAATAGAAGCATAGAAATAGGTAATTAGATATGCTCCTATAGCTAAACTATATGTAGTCTTAAAATTATTTCTAAATCTAGGAGCTACAAATATCCTTGCAAAAGCATTAGTATAAGTAGGTAAAACAATTTCATTTTCCCATGTAACACCCTGATCTTTTGATATTTTATAACATAACAAAACAGATGTATTCCAAGTTCCGGAACCATCACTTTTACCACCATAAAAAGCATACCAATATTGAGTATCGGTATCAATTGAAATTCCACATAATCCCTGCTTTCCTAATGAACTAGGAATTATATTTGCTACTTCTGTAATTGCTGCTTCTGTAACTTTCCAACATCTTAATTTGGCTGTAGAGAAATCATAATTTGTCCATACAGTTAGAACATTACTGGCATTTACAATATCTACGGTAGCTGCCATACTAGGGGAATAAGCGGTAGGTAGTGGAAATGTTATACCTGTAGCGATAGAAGTTTCAGACCAAGTATTAGCAGAATCATCATATAGCTTTCGAGATATTTCGGTAGCACTATTATCGTAATAAAAACATATACCATCTTGATTATCGGTTGCCCATCCCGGCATTAATATAAGTCGATCTTTTGTGGCTTCATAAGGAGATGCAATCGTAGCCCAAGTAGCACCAATGTCAGTTGATTTTTTAGAGAATGACTCTACTCCTTGATCAATACATCCACAGCAAAGCAAATTACCCCCTCTAGTCCTAGTAATACTTACCGTACCATCAAAATCAGTAGAGACTCCATTGAAAATAATAGTTTCAGAACTTAAAGCATCGGCGCTTTCTGTATTTATATTTTTATAGCATAAATCATGTCCACCAATATCCAAATAAGCCACATGAATTAATCCACCATTAATTCCAGACCACCGATCATACCAAATAGTAAGATAGGAAACAACCTTCGTTCCACTAACTATAACGGGTCTGCTCCACGAAATTCCACCATCAGTAGATTTTAAGTATTCAATAAAGCCTGTATATGGTTGATTATAGAAATAATAAATATTACCAGAATTATCTTCAACAAGATATTGAGTACTTGCTGTTAATGCTGATCCCATGTTAGCTTGTGCTAATCCTATTGTTTTTAATGCACCCATGATTATAAATTAAAAAGTGAAGGAACTAATTCATTCATGTGATAAAACTTCATATTATTTGATACAACAAAATTTATAGTTTGCATCAATAGTTCTTCTGTAAAATGTAAATCATCATGTGTAGTTCCAATTGTATGAGACATGATGACAAGTATTTTATTTTCAGAAATAGCTTGTTCTAATAATGCATGGATGTCGATAAATCCATTAACAAGCATATTTGATAGATTTGCGCAATTAGTTATCTGATTTGTTCCATCATATAACCAATTAACGCTAGGTTCATTATCGGCTGCAATTCTTATATTTTTATATCCTTTTGTTTGCAGATATGCCATTAAATCAGGATCAGGGACAATTGCTTTATATTCATTGTGATTTGCAAACGTATCTGGCACAACTCCAAATGCAGAAACTATTGCATCGTGAATCGGCTTGATAATATTAAGCCATGTCTGTTCTGGCGTATGGGTTTCTCTGTATAATACAACAGTAGCATGAACACCAAATTTGCAACCGTTAGCAAGTAGTTGATTTCCTTTGGTTATTTCAGTTGGTGTATATGAACTTTGTTCACTCCATGCAGTCCATTTAAATCCATAGTCTGTATGAAGATTTAGTCTGTTACCATCAACATAATCAATGATATTTCTTGCAAAATCATCTGTTGTAAAAGCAACCCCTGCTAGAGATGTACTAGGCTCCGGTGGTGGCAATGTAATCCCTGAATATGCTGTATTGATGCTAAAAACTAAATCAGCCCATTCCTTTTTTGCTGATTGATCTATTCCTATAATAGTAATCACATCACCATTCATTTCTGATGCGGTCAATGTGAGCAATATTAATCCACTGCCAACTGGACTTTCAACAGGTAGATTGGTCAGATTAATTAATACTCCACCATCAATTGAAACTTTAAAATCGCCAGCCACAATAGTCGGAGATATTTTAACAGAAGAAGAATTTTTATAATTCTTCAAAACTATTCGGGTCGAATATTGAGTTGCTTTAGCTGTCATATCTATCTCTTAATGAATTTTACCACAACAACTTTTACTGGTGGCGTTGGTGGAGTTGGAGGGTTCAACTTTGAACGAAGTTGAACCCTTTTAAGTCGCTCATTATATTCTAAAATTAAGCTCATAGCCTTAGTTTGATAAAATATAACCGATCTTCAAAATGATGTAGGTACTGTTTGCCGAAGGAGTATAACCTGCCGGCAATGATACCTGAACCGGAATGTGAAATGGGATCGGAATAATTACCAGGTTCGTAAATAAATCTTGGGCAACAGATGCTTTTACTCCAGTGCCAAAAGTCAACGATAAAATACCCTCACGCTTCAACTCGTTTGCTGTTGATATAACCATTGCAGCATTATCGGAGATAGGTACAATTACATCGTTATAAAAATGTACATCGATCGTTTTTCCAGCCAATCCGGTATCGTTGGTAAAGGCTTTAAAATTTATGATGTTGATGTTTTTTCCTGCTTCGTTTTCACTGAGGATGAATTTGTTCAATGCATCAGTAACATCGGCAATTACATCATTGTCTGAATATACTGTAACATTGGCCGGTCGGGTTATTTTCAGGTTTTGTCTGCGGAGCTGATCCATGGCGTGTTATTTATGAGTTAATGTATGGTCAAATATAGATTTGGTCGATAATTTTAGAAAGGACAGAATCTATTCCACCTTAAACCCTTTAATCTCGGTTGTGCCAATGCGATCGATAAATATATCACAACTCATTTCTTCGATCAGGAATTCGCCTTCGCGGGTGCGGTACTTGTTGCAGATGTTGTAAATAAGGTGACGAAGTATATTTACCGGTAAATCAAAATCGCCGGTTACAGGTAGACGGTTTGCCCAGAACGGATTCCAAAGTTTCCAGAATTTGGGAAATAATCCAATTTCGGGTTTTTCGTATTCAAAACTTAATTCAGTTGTTTCGTTGCTTCCTTTTGATCCGTCAGCATCCTGAATAAGTAATCGTGGTGAAAATGCCTGTGTTTTTGACTTCCAGGCATTCATATTTCCTTGCTGACGAACAATGGCCATCTGTCCAAATCCCTGATTAATTCCCCATGTTGATGACCAGTTGCTTTTTATTTCTTCTACTTCATCACGGCCATACATATAAAACCCATTTTGCAAACCAATGCTTAACTTTTCCCATCCAAACGTATCGTAAAATAAGGCATCAAGCGTTTGAGAATCCGTTTTTGAATTTGTAATCCATTTATATTCGTAAAAAGCATTGACTGATTTTACAAATCGAATATCACTTTCTTTTGGATTTGCGACAAGTAATAACAGTGAGTAATTTTCAACCGGTTCGAGTATATTGTCGCGCCGATCGCTTAAATCCTGAAATTCTTCAGAAAATAGCAAATCATTACTGTCGTGTTCCCTGATAAATTTTAATGCAACATTTTTCTTTTCGCCAATGGCCCATGTTCCTAAGAAAAAAACATTCAAATCGATGGCTACACCCGAAAGAATCTCATCTCTGGAGTATGCATTTATGGTATTGTTGGGCAAAAAGTGATAACAGATATTCACCAGATTTTGAGTTGAGAGCAGGAGATCTCCAACCTTCATTTTGGGTAAACTATTTTTAGGCACAACCTTTAAGCCTTCAATCCAACGGATATAGCTGTATAATTTAATACTTATTGATGTTTTTACATCCGATGAAATTGGGTTTCCGTTTGTGTCAACCCAGATTAAATCACCAGATATTTCAGGTTTATATTCAATACCTATAATTTCTCCGGTTTGATCGAAATTCATTGCTGTGATATCGTAATTATTATAGATGCAAAGTTTTTTCAGCACACTATCAGTGGCTAATTTATTTTCTATAAGATGATATCCGTTCAATTTCAATGCCTTTGAAATAATATAATTGAGATAAAACATTGGAGTAACAACCGAAACTTCTCCAGTATCGTAAGTATTGTTTTTTTGTTGAAGGTTTCGTAGACTAATGATCGATTCAAGCAATTTTGTAGTTCCGTTATTGTCTTTGATGTTAATTATGCTCTGTACTGATTTATTGTACAGATATGACATCAATTCCAGTTCGTAAGTTTCATCTTTAGTTTTACCAGGTCTATCCGGATCTGGAATCGTAACTGTTCTTTCAATCATTACTCCCTTATCCTTAAAGAAGTTTGAATTTGCAAATGGAAACAAACAATAGGGATCTGTATCCGGACTGTATGCTGTTTTATTTTCAAATGCCATTTCTTCGGCAAACTCCGGAAACTCCAGAATGCTGCGCTCCTGTTCTTTTTCACCCAGCACACCCACCTGATCGATTAAGGTAGCCTCGTATGCATCTTTTGATGAGCTGGTAATTGACAGCGTACCGGCCATCAATAATACACCACCAAAACGAACTTCGAAGCCCGGGAACTTTTGATCGTTACCTGCACGGTATTTGGTGAACCGCTCGGGGTTGCCAAACAACTGCCGGGTGTATTCGTTGATTGGGAACGACATTCCCAGACCATAACCGCTTGGTATTTTCTCGAAATCGACAACCGGACTTTTCCATGTTAAACGCATCGAGAAATCGGTGGGCAACGGAATGACTTGATTATTGAGGGTAAGTGTGAGCATGCAATGGATTAATCAAAAGTAAACGTAAGCGCTCCTGCTGCAAACTTTGGAGTAATACCTGCCGATACGTATAAATCAGCAGTTAATTGCACCCACGCAATTCGATCGGCTTCGGTGCTCCCGGTATTGTTTTTCCAAACTTCAACATATCGTACATTCTCTGGCAGTGCAGAACACGCACCAAAAATAGCATCTGCTGAATTTTCGGCCACATTATCGGTTACTGTCCATCCGACTGAAGATCGTACAATGGCTATTCCTTTTGCAACATAACCGGAATAGGCGCATTCAGTGCCAATGGTAGCATCATTGGCAGCTGATGCATCGGTGCAAAGGCGTAAGTATAGGTTTCCGGGAACTGCTGAAGCTAAAAGGCCACCAGCATCGCCAATACCTGCAAGGTTAATATTTTGAAACAAAAGTTTCAAAATTGCATTTTCAAAAGTGTCTGAAGCGTTCATAATATGATTATTTATAAATTAGGATTTATTATATACATAGTTGGATTACAAACAAGGAATACACGGTCTTTAGTGGAATCATAATAAATAGATGTTACATATTGACCAAGATAAGGAACTGAAATATCGAGAATATCTGCTGGATTAGAAATATTTACAATATGCATCCCTGTCCAATAAACAGCGTAAAATGCATAGTTACCGTAGACAGACACATCATATCCAGGTGATCCAAGTGTTATTGAACTTGCTAAAGATAAACTTGCTGGATTTGATATATTTATTACTCTTGCTGCCTGCGTATTAGAATATTTAGCTACAAAAGCATAATTTCCGACTACTTTTATTCCTAGATAATCATTACCTACATCAAAAACACTAATTAAAGATGGATGTGCACGATCTGAAACATTTACTGTACGAAATCCATTTTCTCCAACATATGCAACATCTCCAACAACACAAACAGAGTTACAATTTAAACCAGATACTCCACCTTTATATGAACCTACAATAACAGGAGCGGATTCTGTTGAAATATCAACTATTTGTAATCCGTATGAGCCGCAGGCGCAATAGGCATAGTTTCCGTCAACCCAGACATCTGGTCCACTATAAGTTGGCAAGACACACGAGCCAACAAGTGTTGGTGAAAGAGGATTAGTGATATTGTAAATAGCTAGATTACCACCTATAATATACAGCCGATTCCCTCTAGTAAATAAGTCATACGATCCTTCTGAAATGGTATATTTCCATATTGGATTTGTAGTGTCCGTAACATCAAATATTTTAGTGCCCCATCCTCCATCAGCAACATAGGCGTAATTTCCACTAACTCTAACAGTTTTTGCATTTCTAAGGGAGTCATAACGTCCGACTATTGCTGGGTCAACTTTAAATTTTGCGCTTCCATCAAATTTCAAAATGCCAGATGACTCCATAGTGCCATCTGCAATAATTTCACCTTCTCCTTCTAAACTTAATTCAACAGAAACCTCCAAAAGACCATCTCCTTCTGATTCTGCATCAGTGTTTAATTGCATCGCGGCATCAGCTTCTAATTTGCCATCGGCTGTTAAGTTTGCTTCAATATTTAATTCCATTGTAGCTTCAGCTTGCAATATTGATTCTCGTTCGCTCAAAACACAGCGTTCGAAACACAGATGGATGCGCTTATTTACTTCTGGCATTCCGGTTATAGTTGCGTATAGTATATTTGAGCCATTAACACCAATGGTAAGAGTTATACCGGGATCTGTAATCAGATCGCTTTGTGAAATCGCAGCAACAGCATCGGAATAATCGAAACTCAATAGACTCATCAGGGTAATGATGGTATTGGTAATTTTATTGCGAACCATCACCACGGCCTTAAATTCGCCAGTTTGCTCTTTGTAAGGAATTACGGTCCACGACGAAAAGACCGTTTCCGAAACGTTGGTGGTATTTTCAATCAGGAAACTTTCGTGGTTGTTTCCATTGATTGTCTTAACAATTTCAGGGATGGCCTGATTAATTGGCTTTCCGTTAATTTCGAGTTTATGGGTATGCTTGCCTCCGGCTACGATATTACCTGTTGCTTCTGAAACAGTATCCGGAAACTTAAAACCAACTGGGTTCCAATGATCCGTATCCCACTCTTCCAAACCATTTTCCGGAGTCCATTGCAGGGTTCCGTTTTCAGGAATAGCGCCTTCAACACCAGCATCCCAAGCGCCAATTTTGATGGCGTTCAGGAATTTAAAAAAACCGTTTTTATAAATTTCAAACACGTTTGAGCGGTTATCTTCATCGGGTCCGTTGCCCAGGGTAAGCAATAAATCGGTCGAGATCCATTCTTCAGCATTTTGATCTTCAGGAATAATATTGTAAGCGCCCAATACAATTTCCATAAATGATTTGGTAACGGCGCCCTGTCCAATAGTAGTGGAACGGTTACCTTCTAAGAGGTGATCCTGACCTAAAGCCTGGGCAAAGTTAATGTCACGCGAAAGTTTGTTCCGGAGCCATTGGTCGATGGGTTCGCCCAGCTCGTCGAGTTCAGTGGTTGACTTGTATTTTTCGGCGTACAGGCCGTAATACTCACGCCAAAGGGAGTCGATTAACTCCTTCATGCGTGGATCACGCCACATGGATTTTAGTTCGCGGCGACCTCTCATCGGTGTGCCTCCAGTACTTTAAGCGTTAAACTTTGGAGATCTTCTTTGCTGTCGTAGGTAGTGAAATCGCCACTTTCAATGATAACAGGAATCCGTTTTGTTGCATCGTCGGGATCCACCATCCATCGCTCCCGGGCTTCCAGAAAATCACGGATAGTAATCAGTTCGGTTCGGGTTTTAAAGCCGGTGTTTATTTCCCATGAGCGTTGCCCGGTTGCCGATACTGTTTTGATGCTGGCAATATTGCTACCTGATCCAACTGCTACCGGACGGTAAGCGGTTTCCGATTCGGTCTTCACGCCTTCGGTATGTTCGCCGGTTAACCACAGCAAGTCGATTCCCGACAGCGGATTGGTATAAAAAAAAGTAAACGACCGCTCGTAGTATTTATGGTCGACTACGTATGTGCGATGCTCCGAAACGGTTCCACCAGCGTCGGTCACCCAAAATTCGTAATTATCAACGGTTGACATCTCAATTGTATAGCTCCAGAAGTAAGGCGAAAATACGAACCCAACCAGAGCGGTAATGTCCCAAATGGTATGGTTCTGGGTAATTGTAACCGGATCGGTTTCTGGATCAATAAAATTCACTTTTAAGTGAATGGTGACATCGTGTGAACCTGTCCAGCGGCTTTGATACCATAACATAGGGTAATGAACCGGTGAAACTCGCTGCGGATTGGGCTGATGGGTCAGGAATTTGCCTCCCTGAATAAATTCGGAATCGAATGTTTTGGCAGCGTCGTTAAGTAAACCTAATTCGTGAGCGCGTAACCGGCCCTTAATTACTTTGAATGCATTTTCGGCAGGCGTTGTCCATTCTTCCTGACGGTCGCCATTGGCATCGGTCCATACTTCACCAAGTTCGATGGTAATTTTGCGGGTAACGTCGTTTTCAATAACTGCACCAGTATGAGGATAAGTAAATAAATATTGAGCCGGAAAATCGACCAGTCCGGAAATGTCGAAAACAGAGACCAGGTTGTTGGGTGCAATTTCTTCGATGTATGGTGAGCCTTGCAATTCAACGTTTCCCATTGATTTGCAGGTAACTTTTAGCGCTAATTTATGGTTGAGCCGCGTGGCTGAAGCGGTCAGGGTGATTTGTATCGGGTTACCTGTTAAAAAATTGGCTCCTGTTATGGTATGGGTAACGCTCATTTGATTTGTGTGTTATAAATTATGAATGAAAGATATTGCTGTTCTGCATCTGCTGAAAGGACAGGTTTAGCCTTTCAGCCCACCTTTAGTCACTTTATTATATAGGTTTTGGCGGCGCTCGAGCAGTTCGATGGAGATAGCGGGATCCCAGGAGAGAAGCCGTTCGATGGCGTATGTAAGTTTTAGCGCATCTGACGCAGATAATCCGCCTTCGACTGCTGCGCGCTCAGGCAGCGAACCGGCTGATGAGCTTGCTGAAGCAAACCCTCCGGCTTGCATACCAGTTGCGCCCATGCCCATTGATGCCATTACTGCAGGAAGATTTAGAGTTGCAGCTTTACCCTGCTTTTGTGCCAGATCGATTATTTGATAAACCTTACGGATGGATGGATTACGGACTGTAGAAGCAGAGCCAATAAACTCGTTGGCATGGTATGTACCCATTGGCGTGGAGTCGGAAGCAGATGTTTCGGCAAAACCACCGGATTGTTTGGAACCTGATTTTTTTGTCAATGCGCCTCTTACTCCTTGGTAGGCTGCTTCCATTGCTGCAATGGCTGCAACTGCTGCTGCAACTTTCCAGAAACGACCAGTAGCGGCTCCCAATGCTGCATCAATCATAACCTCTGCTTGTTTGACCAATAAAAATTGGTGAAGCGCATCCAACGACATTACTAAAGCCGCTTTCAGATAGTCTTCCATTGTCGCCTTCTGGTCGCTTAATAGATCGCCAAATGTTTGACCCATTGCAGAGGCGAAATCAAGATATTTTTGTTTGCGCTGCTCCAATGATTTTGCTTCATCATCTTTCAGTTTGTTCAATAAATAGATAGACTCATTTGTTCTCTTAATTAATTCATCTAATGCCTGATCTTGAATCTTCGCTTCTTCAGCCTGAGCGGAGTCATTTTCTTTGTAAAAGTCAGACATCGTTTTTGCAAATTCAGAATTTGCATTTTTTTGAGCTTCAATACGTTTCTGGTTTATCTGGTTGTCGACTTCTACAGTACTTTGTCCGTATTGCTCTAGCAATGCTTTTTTCAGGATCAGATAGGCCTGTTCTGCAGCTAACTGTTCTGCCTGAAACTTTTGTTCTGACATGCCCTCATTGACGTACTGATCGGTCAGTTTCGAAAGTCGTTCATTATTGGCCTTATCCAGTATTTGAATAGCTTTATCGGATGCATCCTTTCTTGCAGCGATTTCTTCAGCGATGATTGCTTGTTTTTCAGAGGATGAAGCTTTTTGCAAACGACGAGTTTCTTTCTCAAATTCGGCATCCTTATCAAACTCTTCTGCTTTCATTTTTTGCAATGCCTGAAATGCTTCTTCGTTTTTATTTTCGAATTCAGCAAATGCAGCGTCTTTTTCCATTGCCGAAGCCAACTGTTTATCATCTATATCTAACCATTGTTTGAGTTGAGCTTCTTTTTGAGCCATGGTCAGCTTACTGTTATTAATCTTTGATGCCAGATTGGAAACTTCGGCTGCAGTACGTTCTTTCAAAAATCCTTTTTCAATGGCGTTAAATTCAATTTCTTTAGCCATTGCCTGATCAATCAGATCGCTTTTTTCCTTGGAAGTTTTATTGGCATCTTTCGATGTATTCTTTAACTTTTCAATTTCAGCCCTCAATTTTGACATGCGAGGCTGAGCTGCAGCTTCACGATCGGCAATGTCATCCATTATTTTTGCATAGTTCCAACCAGCATTGGTAACATCAACTATTGCTTTACCGATACCTCCAAATGCATTTTTTGCATTCGCTTTTACTCCTTCCCAATCGAATGTCACTATCGACCAAAGCATTTTATAATAACTCATTGCCCGGTCGATCAGGATATCCATGATATTCGAAATGGCCTTAAACGTTCCTTCCATGGCCACTGCTCCCGAGTCGGTGCTGGTAAAGGCCTTATAAAGCAACATCAGTCCACCGACTATAACGGCAATTGTTGCACCGATCGGATTGGCAACCAATGCCCATAGCGCTTTACCCGTACCCTGAATACCCTGAATAACTGCTCCGATTGGACCAGGTATTGAAGTTAGACTGGTACCTAGGCGACCAATAAAACCTGATGTAGTTCCAATTGTCCCGCGTACCGTTGACATTTGCCGCTCGGTGGCTACCAACTGGGTATTGAGTTGCTCCCATCTGACCGGATCGGCACTTTGGTTCATGCTGCTCAATTCGCGTCGAAGATTCAAAGCCTGAACTTTGAGTTGCTTCATTGACATGTCGGATAATCCGATTGTCTTCCGGAGCGCATCCATTTGCGAATTATTGGTTTTTATCTCCTTGCTATTTTCGGCAATGGCAGCTGTTACCTTTTTGTATTCTTCGCTGCTCTCTTTACCCAGTGCTTTGAGTTTTGCCTGCGATATGCGAAGCCTGTCGTTTTCGTTGGATAACGTTGATGTTTTCTGAGCCAGATCGCTTAACGATTTCTGGGCTTCGTTAGATCCAATTTGCACTTCGGCACCGATGATGTCTTTTTTTAAGCTCATTGTTCAAGGGGTTTTTTATATGATTCGCGTATCATGTCGAATATTTCTGTCTGAACTTTTTGAGTCAAACCATAGCGGAGAGTTCCAAAGATGTAGCCATATACATAGCCCCAAAGCGGCTTATTGTAAACAGGACCATACACTCTCTTTTTCTTTCCTAATGCTGTTATTTTAATATCTAGGAAACGAAGATCGAGCAGGTAATCGAGCTGTAAAACGGCACCATCGCCCATATTCATTACCCTGAATGATTGGTTCATCAGGGAGTCGACAATATGCCCGGTGCGATAGTTGTAAAAAGCATCGACACGATCGGCCTGCTCGCTCATAATTTTGGGAGCTGCATTGCGCAATACCTGTGCAGTGAATTCGGAATAGAGTTGACCTCGTATAAATTTATCGGAAATCATGGATCCAGTTATTTACTGAATCAAAGATCGGATGCGGATAGATTTGGCGAAAGGACATAAAAAAAGCAGCCCGAAAGCTGCTTTAAAATTATGAGTTATGAATTATGAGTTGCGGATGATCATCCAGGTTAGTTGAAATGTCATTTTACCGGGAGCCGGAGCGTAGTGATAACCTGCAGCGGATAGGGCATCGAATATTTGTTCGTCGTTGACTTTTGCACCGGGATGAAACTGATTAAGCGCTTCAACAATTTCGGAAGTACTTAAAAAGTCGGTAGCATGGGAAATATCAGTTGCAGGAGCATACCAGTTCGCAAACTGGCTGATGATTTGGGTTAAAAATTCAGATTCTTCCATTATGGTTTTTTAAGCTTTTCCATATAATCGCGCAAATTAGATAAATCGGCCATGGCTCGTGCGGCTTTAATTTGGTCAATATCGCGGCTAAGCATGTGAAATATGCCACCAATAAAGCAAACGATATCAGCTAAAGTATCACGATCTGCTTGTATCTCGTCGTTATCGTTGTTTTGCATTTTACGAATGTAGTCTAATAATTCAGTAGTTAAAATTGCCCCTTCAATTTCAATGTTGGTTTTTACTTCTTGATTTTTCATACTTTTGAAGTGTTAAAAGTTGTTTTAATGAATCCTCCGGCCAGTGCTGCAAACACTGGAGCACCGGGGGATTGTTTTTTTTACATGGTTAATTGCAATAGTTTGGTATCTAAATCTGCCAATTGTTTTTCATACTCTTTTATTTTCAATTTAATTGTTTCGCGGCGGTAACCTGCCGGCAGCGGGTTTTCTTTCTCCAGTACCCTACGGCAACTATATACCAGAGTCGTTCGGTTTTTATGGAGTTTCCACATCAGTTGTTTGCGTTTATGTGTAAGCTCATCGGTTGTAAGCGCTGAGCTTTCTGCAATAGCCACCATTTTTTCTATTTCATCAATTGGGTAGTGTATGGGTTCAATAAGGCTTAACCTAACTTCGGCCCATTCGATTGGATTCGTATTGATGCAAAGATTTTTGAACCCGTTTTGCTCCGACATGTAGGCTTTTAACTGACGCTGAAGATCGAGCGCCCTGTTAATGTTTATGGTAAAATTTACCAAATCTTCGAGTTGCTGATTACGGGCTTCGCTGCCATTGAATAAATAATCGAATACTGCAACTTGGTACTGCATGAATAATTCCTGTAACTCGATGCGCACAATCTGCACATTTACCATCTGAATCCAACGTAAAAACGCCTTTTTTCCTACACATAACCGCAATCTTTTATCACCAAAAAGCAACTCGTCGTACTTTTTTGTGCTGTCACTTTGGCAAATAATGTCTTTTGAAATGGCTCTTTGTTGATTTCTAAAGCTTATTCCAAAAAAATCACAAACTGGTTCAATAAAGATTCCATCATCTTTGCTTTTTAAAATTGTCGTGTTCAATGCTAATTCTAAATTTTTATCCATGACTTAAATTTTTTGTTTGTACAAATTTAAGTAATAATATATTATAATATCAAATATTATTTAATATTTATTTTTAAGAATTAAATATATTTTTACCTTTGCTAATACATTATAATATAAAGGCAATGACTAAAACGATTAAATCAATTACGGTTGATGATGACATTTGGGAAAAGGCGAAGATTCAAGCAGAGAAAGAGAATCGCACACTAAGCAATTTCATTGCAACGATCTTAAAGACGTACCTTGATAAAAAGGAAAAAGAAAACCCAGCCGAATAGCTGGGTTTTCTGTTGGGTATAAAGTGAGAATTATCACTTTATTTTTTTGTTATCCAAATTTTGGATTTAATGTATACTTCTACATCTCCATTTGCATTTACTTTCTTATCGTTTCTTTTGATATATGTCTCAAGCCTAACTAACTCAGATAAGCTTTCCCAATCGTAGCGATAAAAAGTAGCCTTCTCTAAATGTGAAAATTTATTCCCTTCAGTATTTTGCGGCAATAAACCTAAATTTTGATCGAAAGCACCTTTAATTTTATTAGCTGCCTGAACTGGCTCTGAATATATTGTATCATTTCCATTAATGTTAGCCGCTAAAATTTCATAAAATATTGTTCCTGTGTTATCTTTTTCAGGTCCTTTAACTATAAATGTCTTAGATAAACTTTTAATTGCTGAATCTGAATTTAAAATTGGTTTTGAACAAGCAAATAAACAAAGAATTAAAAGCGATAATAATAGTTTTTTCATTGGATTGATTATTGGTTTATCCCTGCAAGTTAAGCCAATTGAACGAAAGAAAAAAACGGAGATTTGCGAAAAGTGAAGACCCCAGCAGCAGGTCGCCAAACCACTCAAGGAAATACCGAAGTATTCCAAAAGATGCCACTGGGGAGAATCTTTACTTTTGGAATTCGGTAATTATTTATAAGAGTGTGTTTGGCATTTCAAAGGTAGAAAGAAAAAGGGAAACAACGATACGACCTGATTTAAATGGATACTTCTTTCCTCTTAAAGACAAAATATTCCAGAGTTTCAATATAGGTCGAAACGTATTCCCAACCATTTTTATCCATATAATTCAGAATTGAAGCTTCGTTCTTAAACTTCAGTTTTTTGCCACTTATTTCATCATAGAAATCAAATGTTTCTTCGTTGGACTGAATCTGTAAAACGGATGGAGAAAGATGTGATGTTATTACAATACAATATTTTCCGGATAAATTTTTTAACTCACCAACCTCTCCTGAAGTTTGGTTTTTTACTTTTTGTGCAAAAGTTATTGTCGGTAATAACAATAACAGCATAAGTAGTTTTTTCATTGATTTAATTTTGGTTTAACATACTGCAATATAAACCAATTTTATACCATATCAATACCCGTTTTAGAAAACATCATGGAGAATCCGGTGGCGTTCTGCAGTTCGCGGGCATACCATGGATTTATCTTGTGCGGAAAGCTGATTTGTTTTACAAATGGATGGTACTTCGAATCCTGAATCATTTGTTCGCGAACCTTACGCGTTAAATTCAGTAATTCATCTTGAATCAACAGTATTTCTGCCATATCGTATTTATCCGGATCAATTTTGCGGGCAATGATGATCCCAAACTCAATCTCATCATTCAGACGCATCACCTGGTCCTGTGAGCACGATAACTGTCCATAATCCAACAGCATAAATATACCTGCAGTATCTTCAATGCTTTTCTTCAACTTATCTTCGTTTGCCGAAAATAGTAAATTTCGAATTTCGGGAATAAGTGAATGCGTTTCAAGCGCAATAAGTTCGTTGTTTAGATCAGTATAACCGGTAATGTCGGTTTTGCCAGTACGGAACATGGAAGAAATTACCCCATCGAGTCTCGGGAATTTGGCGAAGTACAAAAAGGCTTCGCGCAATATGCTTGGATGTAGTTGAATGCTCATATAATTTGATTGATTTTTGAAATGGTTAATCCGGTTAGTTCAGCAATTTTATCGATGCCATTTCCCTGTTTGTGCAGACTAACCACATTGTTGACCAGATCGGAATACATGATCTCGAAGAATTTAACCAGGTTGCTGTTATCGATATCGGCATAACCCGATTTAATGAGCGAATGGGCCACGGTACCCAATCCAAGGGTGTGCTTTGGTTTGGTTGTTTGTGCCGGATCGGGAGCGCTAAATAGGATGGAGTATTTTGTCCTGGTGGTGAGAAATGTCTGGATGGCATTGAAATTGATGAAAATAGCATTCTTCGTTTCCATATCGAGCCAACCGAGTGTTTTGGCTACCTGCCCGGCTTCGAGTGTGCTGTAATATTTGCTTTTCCCTGAATACAAAATGGCAACCAACATGTTGATCAATGATTCTTTGCCGGTTTCCTGAATCTCGAGCGCCACCATTTGAGCATTGATGAACTGTGACGTGGTGAGCGACGTGGTCAGGATGTTGTCGTCTATATCGAAAGTATAACCTTTAAAAATGTGGCGACGGCGCCCAATGACCGGGATCAGGTTTTTAGCGAATACAATGTCGGGAATAATGGTTTTAGCCGATTTTGCAGCCCAACGCATTTCCGGTGTTTCTTCCAATTCTTCGGGAAGGTATCGCTCCAGCTTTTCTCGGATCTCCTTTTTAAGCTTACCGAACGATTTGGCATTTTCGTACTCGACGCGCAACATGAAGTTCATCTGGTGAGCAATCCGGAGAATGTTTTCAGCCTGCTGGTCCGTAACTTCCTGTTTGGGATGTAGCCTTATTTTTTCGCCTGATAAAAGTAAAAATGTCAGCATGCGAAGCTGGCTCAAGGTGATGTCTCGCGACATAAACTGAGCAATATATCCAAGTTCATGCTTGAATTCATCAGCTGTCAGTTCTTCCCAGCTGTTTTTTAGCTGATAGGTATTTCCGCTGCTAAAAGGAATTTTTATCATGGCATGTAAAATTTGTCGTTATCGGTCAGGGTACTTTCGGGCATAATGTATGTTCCTGAATTTCGTGGAGCGTTGTTGGCTTCTTCGATTTTCAGAAAATATTGAGCGGCCTTATTGCGGAAGAATGCAGAAAGTGTGGTTTTAATTTCAGTTTCTTTTCCGTTTTTGGCATTGATTTCTTTTACAATGTCGTTACGGATTCCGCGTGGAAGCTCTGTGTAATCGAGCTGCTTACAGGCACGTGAAAGTGTTTCGTAAACAAGTGCCTTGCCAATTAACCACTTCATGTTCGAATCGGTAATTTCAGGAAAAGCTTTTAGTCTGGAATTGATTTCTTCGTTCTGAACTTCTTCGATGATGAATACCACGTTGTTGAAGAAATAAAATGAATCGACAGCTCCATAAAACCGCTTAAATTCTTTAGCATTTTTAACGAACAGGGTTTGACGCAGCTTGAACTGATCGGTATCGGCATAATCTGTAAAATCATCCGTATTCGACTCCAGGTGATTGAGCAGGAAGTTTAATTCGGTCCATGCATTCTCCAGGTAAGTTTCAATTTGTTGATCTTCCTGATATCGATACAGGTTGTTTTGAGTATTGTTTCGCTGCGATGCCTCGAAGATTAAATAAGGAATAGCGATAAGATTTGCCAATGCCGCACGTAAAAAACCAACTGCAATCCCATTTTTTGTGGTTTTGTCAAAGTCTGCGTCGGCATAATATGTTTTCAGCTGATCGTAAGTTTCCTGACCAATCAGGTTGACTAGTTTTTGATATTGTGGCCGGTAATGTGACTCAAAGTCATCAATGCGCCCATCGGTTGGCATTTGTGGGGCAAACTCGCGGAGGTCGGAAGGGTATGAGAAGAAATCAGTTATCATTTTTTCAGGATATTAAGAATTTCGGCCATTGTTGCATCTGTTTTATCCAGGCGTTTATTTACCTGCTCGGTAGATTTGTTTTGTTGGTTCTGCAGTCGATCGTTTGGAGAAATATCTTGCTGTTGCGATGGAACATCAGTATAAAGACCAAGGCGATATCCCTGTTTGTATAAAGCAGGGAAATTGATGCTTAAAGCTTCGTTCAATGCAGAGCAGCATACACGTTCGGCTGTTGGAAGATTGGCATACAGGTAAAGGATATAATTGTAATAAGCATCAGATCCTGACTTGCTGATTACTCCATCCTTTGATATGTTTGAAATGCTGGAGTCGATCCCGATCGAGCTGGTGATGACTTCATCAGCACGTTTATCGTAATCGTTCAACGCGGTGATGTATTCTCTGTATTTCATGTCAATCGGAACAATTTCCCATCCAACCGAATCGCCTTTATCGGTCGTATATTTGAATGAAGTATAGGTTTTGCCCTGATTTTTTACCCCGGAAAGGAACGAGGTTAGTTTGCGCATTTCAGCTTTTATGTAAGCATCAAGCAGGCCTTCGTGATATTCGGTACCCACTTCAATTCCATTAGGCTTCATCAATTCTTTTTCTGCAGTCTCGAGTTCTAAATTCGTGTCGCAGTAACCTCTAATTTTATTCTCAACGTATTCAACCCATTGATTCGGAATGATGACATGCACTTTTGCAGATAGTGAATTTTCGAGGTATGAGTTAATGTATAGGGGATTGCGATTGGTGGCGATCAACCAGTCTTTAATTCCAAAATAGAACTTATTTGTGCCATATATTTCGCCCGGATTGTGGTGTTTGTGGTAGCTTATTGCAACTTCAAAATCCATCACCTTATTTTGCCTGAAGCGTGGATAAACCTGCATTGATCTTTCTAATGCAGCTCCCCAGTTACCAAGAACAACCTGGTCAAAGTCTTTATCTTCGCAATTTCGGGTAAATGGATCAATTTGTTTAGTTGTAGCTAAACGACCTCTGAAATTTTCAACATGCTCCAATCCGGCAACAGGCATCATACCTAAACGCTTACCACGCAGAAAGCGCCATTTGGTCCAATAGTCCTCAAAGTAATAGGTATCTTTAATGACCTTATCGATGTATTGTTCAGGGCTATCGTTCAATCCAAGACGTTGCCAGTCGCCCAGCCAATTCTCAATTGATTCATTGTTTTGCCAATCACGATGCAGCTTCTTATCTTCGAATACCTGTTGGTAAACGAATAAGCCCTTACCATAGAGTAACCGATACTGTTTGTCTATCAATTCAGGAAGTATCCTGTTGGTAGAAAACATCATCTTGATCTCGTCAGGCAGCAGATTGTTTGCACCTTTTGCCAATACCTTACTACCATTAACGCTGAACAGTAATGGGCTTGGTAGTCCAGATGCCTGATTCATATCTATAGAGTCGAAACTGGTATCGATAGCCGAGGGTGTACCTTCACCCAATTGAAATGACATTAACGATCCATTGTTATTGTACCAGCCTAATCGGCCACCTCTGCTGTAGTCTTCCATGGTTATGTCCAGTTTACTTTGCGCATTTGATAATTGTCTGATGAGAAAGCGATGAAGCGAATCAATATGCGATAGCAAGTCTTTGGGTTGCCATCCTTATCGCTGAACAGAAAGAAGTTCTCTGAGTCACGAGAGAACTGATCCTCCGGAAGCTGAGTACGAACCTTACATTCTTTAATAACCCTGAGTTCAGCCTTGGCCACGCTCTTTGTAGAGTTATATGGGAAGAATGCGATGTTGAACTTTCCATCCGGAAGTTTGGATATTTCTTTTGCCAACTCAAGCGCATCGACGCCTCTCATTTCTTTCATGATTCGAATGTCGTTACACCATCGAAAAGCAGAAAGGACAAATTGAAATGCAGAAACATTATTGATTCTTTTATATATTTTTTCCTTTCGAATGCACCAAAGCACAGACCAGCGCACCAACGCGCTGAAACCCGCACCACCAAAGGGCTTGTCATATTTCCCGAAAAATAGGGGTTTTGCGATGCGAAACAGGAATTTAGCGGTGCGTACTTAAGCCAGTCGCTTCGCAACAATTTGCTTTGAAATTTTTTGAAAAAATCTCTGAAAATCAGGCGGTAAAAGTTTGATTTTATATCAGATCATTCGCTTTTCTATACTTTTTGAGCGATTATTGGCAAAAAAAATACATTACGTGCTCAAATTATCTGGCATGACTTGCTGGCGTTTCATGTTTGATGGTAGGAAATTTGAGAACAAACCATAAAGGCCATAAGTCATGGCGCTGGGGAGCTGAGTTGTGAGCCCGGCCTGATAGGGTAGTGCCACTTTCACCTCACTTGTTTTGTCCAATTCGATCTTTCCATCCGTATTTTTGAGTGGTGACAGGTGTATTGCTGATACCAGGTTCGGGCATTCATTCTCACAGATGCGAATGCGCGGAGTATTGCGCTGCTCTTCTCCGAATAAAATCAGGCCAAGCTTATAATGTTCATAGTAAAAGATCGTTCGTTGCTTCTCATTCTGAAGCCGAACCTTAAAGCCAAGCGCCTCCAGTTCCTGCTTTAATTGCTTTGCATCTGTTGTAATTTTCTGCTGGATCTCGCGTCGTTTGTTCCCTGCCCGGTCGTAGAATAGTTCAATGCGATGGCAGCTGCTTTCATCGTAGAAAAACGCATGAATAAGCCGTGCCATATCGCTTTGTTCTTTCGGATGCCACACGTAAAACTCTTTAATGATGCGCAGTTCGTTGGCTCTTTTGTTGAATTGCCCCACGATTACACTGCTAAAATGCCCGGGATCGTACATCAAAATCAGTGGTTCCTTCGGGTTAAAGTACTTCAGGTAACCGGCAGTAAGCTTAAAAGTGTCTTTTAAATCAAACTGAAGTATTGAATTATACTTGTAACTATCAGAAAAGCAGTGTTTTGATTTCTTGAAATTTCCAAAGAACATGTTAACGATCTGCTTTGGAGCGATGTTGCAAATGGCTGTCAGGAATTCATCCAGCGTCAGGGAGTCGAACTGAGTTTTAAAGAAGTTCACTCCTAAAATATCCTTATTAACAAACGAGCTGGCCGTGATGTAATACGTGCAGGCCTTGCGCTGATCGCGGATGATAGGCTCCCACATTTTAATGATGTGCTCGCGCTTCCAGATTTCTTTCTTCAGGTAATTGATCCGGTCGAGCTCTTTTGTTTGCCTGAGTTCATATTCAAAGTACATCATTTCAACTGTTGCATCGTTCAGGTGTTTGGCAGATGTGGCCAGTTCGTTGATTAGATCCTTATTCATGTTCTTTTCAAACTCTTCAAACCAGTTGTCTTCGCCCAAATCTACGCGGGCAGTATCTGATATTCCGGTGATGCCCTGATAGTATGGGCTTTTACGGTTCTGAATTGAGCCACCACGTAAGCCAGGGAAAATGCGGGTCTTTACTTTTTCGCCTTTGTTGTGCTTCATTTCCTCGATGAAGGCATGAACACCAGAGCGACCGGCCATCGAATCGGGCTGATCGGATGCCACCAACTGGAAGTGATGCCCGGTGCGGATAACGATCGAGTGTTTGGGATAGGCCACTTCGTATAATGGTTTTTTGAAGTGTGCCGGTAACTTCGTTGCGCCAACAACATAGTCGATACCTTCCTTAAACATGGGTTCCTGCTTTTCGCCAACAGGCTTTTTGAATCCTGCCAGTATTGCCGGGACCATGTTGATCATCGCTGCAGTATAGGTTTTATGAATCAGAAACGACAATTCGCCTGGCATGGAGAATGCCACCCGGAGCAGGCGAGGAATGAGTAAGCCTTCTGTTTTACCACCGGCGCGAGCAATGCGGGCAATCAGTATGTTTGGATCGATGAGATTGGCACGTATCTGCATCTTATTCATGTACGAATCTTCGAGTTCTGATATCTTATTCTGGTCCATTGTTGTCGATTTCTTCAATTATTTTGGCATCCTCAATTCCGGCATCATAAAGCAGTTTTCGTTTATCCGATTTGTCAACTGGGAGCTTAGTAATCAGCTCTAAATAGAACCCGTCGGTATGCTTTTTAGCAATTTCCTTCAGGTTTTTCTTTTCAAATCCGAGCTCTTCAAGGCTCATTTTGTCGCTGATCAGGAATATTGGTGGCTTCATATCGGCCAGCGATAATTCGGCATTTGCTTTTATTCGGTAGTCAGCAGCTTTCTCGTGGAAGATTCCGGCCTCCCGAAGTTTATCCTGGGCAATGGCAAGCTTGGTCAAATCCTCAAACTTATCGGCAGCATCGAGCAGCCAGTACTTATTCGAAACCGTGCAGTCCACATTAAAATACAACTTCGAATCGTTGATGCGCTGTTTGCAGGCCATCAGTCCGAGCGTGATGTTTTGTTTGGCCTTTATCCGCATTTTAAGAAGCTTTGCCGCACGGGTAATGTTTCGCTCCGTTTCCCATATTTCAACTGACCACGACAGCTGTTTAATGATCAGCTGCAGGTCTTCCGGTATGGCCTTCGACATTCCGGTTTCCATGAAGTGCTCAATGATATCCGGATGCAGCGATTCTATTCTGGCTAAGTAGTTCATATTCCAAAGAGTTCTTTTTTGAGACGTGATATTTTGGTCTTTTCCTGTCGTTCCTGAAGCTGAATGATCGCCATGATGTCGCCTTTTTCTGACTGTTTGGTCAGCTCAGCATCAATATTGTAGTCGCCAAACAGTACTCCCTGATCGTAAAACTTCCGGATCTCGCTGTCTTCGTCCTGAAACTCTACCAAAAAACGTTGGGAATCTTCCGAAGACAATCCAAGTATCTTGCAAATTTGCTCCGGTTCATACTTCAGCGCACCGTAATTCCTAATTTTTATGAGGCTACTTTGGTCCATAGTTGATCTTTAATTTCGTTCCACTGATATTCCTTACCATCCCGGATCAGCCGAATATCCTCGCTGTTTTTGTAGTTAAAATACCGGCGCACATCCTGATCCACATAAACCGGATCCAGTTCCATAGCGAAGCAGATGCGTTCGGTTTGTTCGCAGGCCATAATCGTTGCTCCGGATCCTGAGAAGAAGTCAGCCACGATCTGTCCGGGCTTAGAACTGTTCTGCACCAGGTATGCAATCAACCCCACCGGCTTCATGGTTGGATGGATATCGTTTCGAACGGGTCTGTCGTATTCAATAATGGTCGATTGTTTCCGGTCAGAATACCAGGAGTGAGATCCGGTAGGTTTCCATCCGTAAAGTATCGGTTCGTGCTTCCAGTGGTAATCCTGACGGCCCATTATAAAAGCCTGCTTCAACCAGATCAGGCATTGAGCCATTTTAAACTGAACATCGAGCAGCGCCTGCCTAAAACTGTGCCCTTCGGTATCGGCATGGAAGATATAATACGAAGCACCATCAGCCATCGCGCGGTACATGTTGCGGTAAAAGTCGAACAGGAACTGGTAAAACTGACTACCGGTCATGTTGTCGTTCTTAATTTTCAGGGCATCCTTGGTTTTGCCTTCGTAGTTCACATTGTATGGCGGGTATGTTACTGTCAGATTAGCAAGTTTTCCAGCCATCAACCGCTTAACGTCGCTCCAAACAGTACTACTGCCACACATCAGCCGATGTTTGCCCAGTAACCAGATATCACCCTCGCGTGAGAAGATATTCTGCTCATCCAGTTCCGGAGCTTCGTCTTCCTCAATTTCTTTGTATTCCGTAGTAATAGAAGCATGTTCTTTCTCAAATCCGAATGCTTCTTCACCAAAATTAAGGTTGAATCGCTGTAGAGTATCCATGCCGATATCATACTTTTCAAACAACTGTGTGTCCGGATTCTTTTTGGCAAACTCCGAGTTATAGGCGGCGATTTCTTCTACGGCCTCGCGCTTGTCTTTTGCCTGAATGGGTTCGTAAGGAATAGCCGGAATATTAAATCCATTTTTTCGGAGAGTTATCAGTGCCGATTTTCGCTGATGGGCGTCAATGATCCACAACTTTCCGTCTGGATCCTGCCAGGCTTTGAATGCATACTTGAATCCCCGGGTGATGATTAGCATCTGGAGCTTCAGGTTTTTGTCGGCATCGTAAATTTTAAAGTCTTCCTGCAGGTCGTTGAACTGGTCCACTTCTGCAGTGGGTAAATTACCCAAGTTATACACGGTGATCTCGTTCATTTTTTGTTTTCCTCCAACACTTCGCGCATGATTGTTTCGCGCTCTTTGTGCTTTTTTAAATTTTCACTGTCTTTTTCGTGTTGGTTTGGCGACCTTTTCTCGTTGTTGAGAAAACTTTGGTATCGGCTTACATTGTTTGCCGTATTGGTAAATTCTGCCAGAAAGCCAGATGTATCTTCCTTTAAAAGTTCCTGATACTTATTTCTGATGCTTTGGTGAACGATAAGCGGGTGTTTATTTTTCCACTTTCCTTTATCGTTAAAGTATCGGAGCTCATTAAAGGCCAGTATATTTCGGTTTTTAAGTTCTGCCAGATTAATAATCCGTTGTTCGGTGGGGTCTTTATCAACGACCGCATCAATTTCCTTCATTTTCCGATAGGTATTGACACGGTCGTTGTATAGAATTACAGCCCTTTGCACGTCCGGATCGGCTAGGTTATCCCATTTAATGTTGGGATATTCCTCTTCCTTCTGAACTATTCCGGATCCGGAGTGGCTTCGCTTTTTTTTTCTTCCTCCAGTTCCTCTTCCAGAAGTTCTTTTTCGGCTTCAGCATCTTCCAACTGCTCCTGAAGATTTTCATTTTCTTCAGTTAGTTCGTTCACAATTTCCAAATGCGCTTCAACCGGAATCATTTCTTCGCCCGATCCTTCCGAAACTTTGGGCAGGTTTAACCGGTAAGCATCCAGCAACGGAAGAAGTGTTTCTTTTTTGAAATTGATTGGAGTAAGTCCAATAATCCGGGCAATTTTAGCCAGTTCTGGTTGTGTTGTGGCACTTAAATCCAATGCAATAAGGCTTTTTTCGGTTTCTTTTTTGCGGATGTCAACCATTGCTGCCGACAAATAACCCTTATAAGCCGAAACATTGTTTTTCTGATCATCGGTCAGCTCAATACCTTCCGCTTCGAGTTTATCCATCAATTCGCAAACCGTATCGTCGGCCAACTTTAGTGTTTCAATGGTTTCAGGAACCTGGGCAGTGATTAACGATACCAATTTTTCAATAAGTTCGTTATTTTTTGATGCCGGTTTGCGGTAGCTTTTAATTTCTTCAACTGTCGCCACATCGAGCAGCGTCCAAAGTATCTCGCGCTGGGCTTTGGCCTGGTCAACAACACCCATTTTTAAAATGATGGCATCAGGTGCTTTTTTCGTGAGGAGTTCGCGATCACAACATAAATGTTCTGGATTCTGTAAGTCTTGGTAGGCTTTTTTCTTTTCACTAAAATTCATGATATCAGATTTAGAGTTAAAAATTCAATCGAATGATCAAATATATTTTGCATTGCAAAAAACCGAAAGGACATAAAAAAGCCCAGGCTCTAAATAGAGTTACTGGGCTTCATTGAAATATCAGAAAGTAGTAAAAAAAGGTCTCTTTACGTGCGACTGGTTTCAACCAATGTTGCGTCGTCCAAAACTTGCAAGGTTATGGAAGTTCCCGGACTAGCGGTCCATGTTTCACCAGCGCGAAGTACAAATACAGCACTGTCCGGAATAGTTGGAGCAATACCCGAGGCTGGTGCCAAAATGGTAATATACCTGCCATGATCAGCTTCAGTAATTCCGTCAACGGTTGCAATTGCAGCAGCTCCTGCCGTTAGCTGGTAGCTTGCCGAGGCGCCAATCGGAATTTCGGTTAATCCGGTACCAACAACAGTTGGAGCAGCAGCAGTAATGTCGCCCACATATTTCAGTGGTTGGCGCCAGTGCGTGTTACCAAATTCCAGACTGATGTATTTACCATCGCCATCCTGTTTAACCTCAAATTTCTTCAGTATAATCGGCTTGCAGAATGTGCCCACAAGTTCCTTATCAGAAGTTTCGCAGATTGCCCATACCAGAACAAAACCTTTTCCGGTATATTCTTCCACAAAATTTAGCGCCGCATCAGTGTATTTGATAATTATCGGAATTGTTTTGCCAAACGTAGGCGTTATCTCTCCGCTCTCACCGGTTCCGGTGTATTTAATAGAGTTTTCAACGCCTTCAAAATAATGCCAGTATTCTCCCGCCTTTAATGGTACCGTCGCTAATTGTCGCGATGCGTTGGGCAAAGGAAATGCGATCGAATCATCTATCTGATCCCTCGCAACCAGCCACAGTCTAAAGCCTATCTGATTGGCAGCCGTATCTCGCGACGATGGTTGTGCAAGGTTTCCCACATTGGCCATAGTCAGTAAAATAAGCATTCCCATGCCCATTTCAACTGTTGGCTTTACTGTGGTAGGATCTGAAACAACCTGAAAGGCCGAAACAGAAAAAAACAGCAGCATAGCAAAGGTGAACATCCGAAGAAGTAACCCGAACTTGCTTTGGTTAATTTTCCTGACCGAGTAGGCCAGTTGTCGTTTATTGTATTTCATATCGAAATCAATTTTTAAGAGTGAATAAAAGGGGTTCTGAGAACTCAGAACCCCGATAGATTATGAGCGGGCCTCTGGTAAGGTAGGCTGAACCAAAGCGTTCACCGAACGAACACCACCCACGCAACGTTCCAGTTCGCGGTAAGCATCACCGGCGTTGTTCAAAATTACCATCAGGTAATCGCCAACTGCTGTTGGAGTCCATGCAGCGGTAAGGTTTGCAAACTTGGCGGCTTTTTCAATGATCTGTGGTTGAGTTACCCCACCGCATTCAATGATATAAACCTGACCAGCTTTCGCGTTGGCAATGTCGGTAATTTTCTTTCCGGCAGTGGTATTGTTCTGGGTTGTAAACCAGAAGTTGGTAGCTCCGGCCAAAGTAACCGAGTCATCGGCAATCTTCAGCGATGGTTTGTTCATGAAAATCTGCTGCAAATAATAATCGTTTGCAGCGATAGCGGCAGGAGTTGCAAATTTCTTTCCAACAAAAGCAGCTGCAAAGCCTTCTTTCAGGTTCGAACGAATCAAAACATCTTCGAAATCAGGTTGCAAAGTAACATTCATCATTTCGCCCGGAAGATTTTCCAAAGCCTGAAGGTTACCCGGTTTGGTCAGGATAATGAACTGACGGTTTTCCATACTGGAGCACCAGTAAATCGGAATGTTGTAGTCGGGAACTACATTCACGTTTACACCAGCGAAATCAGTTTGTAAACCATACGCTGTGCGCACGTTCTTGATCCACCATGCCTGATGCTCTGCATTCAGCACCAAAGTGAAGTCAGCTTTATCCTGGTCGCCTTTTTTGGAGAACCAGTAGGCAAGGAATGCATTAACGGTGTCGAGCATCGTGGTGCTGTCGTAATCGTCGTAAGCCACATCCGAGAACGGAAGCAGTTTATACTGATGGATGTAACGAATCAAAGTGAAAATTAATCCAGTTGATGCGTTAATAGCAGCTCCTGCAACTCCGGTTTCCGGTTTCACAGCACAGCCCAAAATACGGCGTTTAGTTTGTTCCTGAACAGCTTTCTGGAACAATCCCAACATGAACCATTCGATCATACCCCATTTTACAGCGTCAGAACCTTCAGTATTCAGGTAACCCAAATACGAACGTTCGATGTCTTTCAACGGTTCGAACTGCAATTTGATGGAAACATCGTCCACGTGACCCAGTTCTGCCTGAATTTCAGCAGATCCTTTGAATATCTTACCTTTCTGCCATCCCTGAGAAACTTCACCAAACATGACATTGAAAATGGTATCCATATCCTGTACACCGTAGCGGCGAGGAAAGAAATCATAAACAGTTTTTATTGTCAGAATCTGAGCAATCAAAGCGTCCTGACGACGGATCACATACTGAGCACCAAAAGTGGTGGTTACATCGGCATAATCAACTGAAGTGGCAGCCATCAAACGTTCTGGGTTAAGCAGGTTGTTTGATTTCAGATGTGCATAACGGGCAGCCAATGAAGCGCCAAATGCAGTTGCTTCCTTCTGGAAACTACGTTCATCACCTTCCGATGGGCCATTCAACTTGGCAACGTTCGGATTTACAACAATTTTGTTCCAACGCTTGTCGGTTGCGAACAGATCGTGATCAATACCAAAAGCGTGAGCGTCGGTATGGGCACGTGCAAAACCTTCAATTTTCATCCCGATGGTTTTTGG